TGAACAGATTGGAATTTTACTAGTTGCGTGTATGCACCATCAACTATTTCTATAACAAATTCTCTTTTTTTAAAAGAATCTGTTACTTGCTGAATATCCATAATAACATGAATTTTTCCTTGAACTTCTTGCGACATATTAATTTTTTTATGATTAAAAAAAAATGCCTATAAATCCGCTATGGAATAAACTTAGCATACGGAACCCTTATGAGGATTCAAGTTTTAACAATCTTTCGCTTGTGTTTTACGATGTCTAAGAGGTTTGTATTACCCGACAAAAACCATGTTCTCTTCACATGGAGTCAACTGCTTTCGTTAGCTTGTCCCTTTAAAGGACTACGGGAAAAATTACACATTAGTTATTTCAGCTTTAGGACTTTAAAACTTTTCGTTTTACTGTCTGTAACTAACTAATCTTGCATCAGGATTACGAGCCTTAACCTTTAATGCAAAATTTCTATTTCCCTTCGGCAATGTAGACAACTGATCATTAAGATTTCTCTCTAAGACTTCTTTGTTTTTATATCATACTCCCTACATCGAGTATAAAAACTTGGGTTTTTCTTACAAATCTAGTTCCCCCAAGAAACTATTTTTTTTATTTAACTAAGTTAACTAACCTTTTTATCTCGTTAATTAACATATCAACTTGCTTTTCAAGTAAGTTAATAGTTTTTTCATCTCTAGGTATATCAATTTTAACTAATTCTTTTTTGTCAAAATTGCAAGGATTGTAAAATCCAATTGACCAAGAATCATAACCACTAACCATCATACTAAATTGGAGTTGCGCCCATTTTGCTTTATCCAATAATCCTTTTTCTCCTCTTTTAGAAGAATATATTGGAATTTCACCTTTACTATATTTGTCTAGTAAATCAATATAATGCAAATGATTATCTGACCTAAAACATTTAAACTCTGTACCCTTTTTTTCTTTTATTAAAATCCCATCTGGACTGCAACCAACATAGTCATTTAACTGAATAAATCCTACTTGCTCAATTGAGCAGTAATAATCTTGCTCATACTTTTTTCTAGCAAGAATTTCATATTCATGTCCTCTTTCAGTATCTACCGTTGTAAAAAAAGGTTTGGTACTTTCATTTGTAATCCTTTCTGCTGCTTTTTCAAGCGCATAAGTTAATGCTCCTACACTTAATTCATCTTCTTTACCTACTAATAGACAAGATGCAGCAGAAGCAGTAATTTTCCCTAATCGCATTTCATTCCATTCATCTGTATTTTGTTCAATGTCGAAATGAAAAAATGGATATTTCATAATTTATTTTTTAAGTTTTTTAAGTTGAATTTTTAATTTCTTCACATCATCTCCTGCTGAAACTACTGATTTTACAATATCTTCTTTGTCAATGCCATTGTAATTTAAGATAATTTCTCTTAGTGCAGATTTTAATTTATCTGATTCTGTTTCTTCTTTTGGCAAAAATTCTCTAATTCTTAGACCATCAGTAGTAGTACCAAAAGCATCAACTTTCTTACTGTAAAGTTGAATCTTTTTACCTACCCAATCTTCTACAAATGCACTTTTGTAAAGTTTTTCAATAATCTTACAATTTGTTCTATTTAAGATCATTGGTTTATAATCTTCAACAAAACTTGCTGCAAAACAAATTTCTTTTCTACCATTTGCACCTGTTACTTCTTTTTGAGAAGTACCTTTTATGGTAAGAATTAAGTCCTTTCCAGACTCTAAGCTATAAGTACCTAGATACTCATAGTTAAAATTTTTCTTCCAATGTGTAGACATATTTTTTAGTTTTATAAATTAACAATATGCAAATTTAGTAATAATAAATCTATATTCCTAATTTGTATTTACATTTTTATTTTTTATAGTAAATTGGTTTAGGTTTTTTTAATTCTCCATTTTCATATTTACTACATTTTATTGCTCCTTCATCTACTTCTTTAGAAATAAAAATTCTAGGTTTATTTATCTTTTTATTTTCATATTTGCCAGATACTAAATTATTTTCTTTTAAAATTTTACCTAATGATTTTAGTGATCTATAAGGATAAACTTCACATACATAACGACCATACCTATCTTTATATAAAGGATATATTTCTATTAAACCCTTTTGCAATAATTTGCTAACTAACTTTTTTGCAATTTTTGCTTTTTGATTTTCTTCATCAGTTTGACTTCTTCTACTTATTTCATAAGTATCTACATTTAAAAGTCTTACACTAATGATCACTTTTTCAAAATCTTTACTCTCTTTATCAGTTAGTTTTAAATAGCTGCATTTAAAAGTATCACCATCATAATTTTCTATGTATGTTGCATCAATTCTTGGATAATAATTTTGAGCAGAATTAGTAACTAAACTAATAAATAAAATTATTGCTGTTAAAATATTTTTCATATTATTGATTTTATAATTTAATTGCTTAATAATGCCTTAATTTTTGGGTGTGATTTGTAATTTATTAATTCATAATCGAACTCGCCATTTAATATATCTACATTGGACAATTCAATAGTCGGCAAGTCGTAAGGCTCTCTTGTCAATTGTAATTTTGCTTGCTCTATATGATTGCTATACAAGTGTGTATCGCCTAAACTCCCTATTAGTTCGCCAGGTTCATATCCCGTTTCTTCGCAAATCAATAGCAATAGCATTCCGTAACTAGCAATATTAAATGGCAAACCCAAAAAAGTATCAACAGAACGCTGATTCCACATTAACGATAATTTTCCGTTGTTAACATACAATTGGAACGAGTAATGGCATGGAGGCAATGTCATTTGGTCTAATTCTCCTACATTCCATGCGTTTACAATATGCCTTCTTGAATCAGGATTTTCTTTCAACCCTTTTATCAATTCCGCAATTTGGTCAATACCATTCCAGTCCCTCCATTGTTTTCCGTAAATCGCTCCGAGGTCACCATCTGTTCTACCTGATTTTTCGTAATCTCCACTCCAAATAGTGACACCATTATCTACAAGATATTTTATATTTGTATCACCTTTTAGAAACCACTTCAACTCAGTCATTATAGACTTCATATGCATCTTTTTTGTGGTCAAAAGAGGAAAACCGTTTTTCATATTGTGCCTGATTGTGCGACCAAAAACAGAGATAGTACCTGTACCTGTTCTATCCGATTTTTTTTCACCATTGTCGATAATGTCCTTGAGCAGTTTTTTATATTGTTTATCCATAATCTATTTATTTTTTAATTCGGGTAAAACTACCCTTATACAATGTGTTAGCCACAATAATTAAAAAAAAAGGCAAACTTACTCTTGCGTAAACAATCCGATTTGTTCAACATTGTTTTGCTTATTTATATTCATAGCACAATCTAAAATGTGTTTGCCCGTTTTAGGTTCAACACAGTTTCTTAATAATTGCCCTGCTTTAAATCTTGGTATAGGCATATCTAAATATTCAGATAATTCCTCTTTACTACTTCTCGCAACATCAATATTTTTAACATCTAAAGGTGTTACATTAAAGTTGCTCCAGAAAGGATGCCTTCCAATTATAAAATTAGGTTTAATTAAATATTCGTAATAAGGTATTACGTTTTCAATTACATACTTTCCTTTAAACCAACTTGATAATAAAATAATTTGTTGGTAAAATGTCATATCTGCATAGTTTTTTACAGGTTGGCTGTAACATAGTTTACTATGTGTCGGACAAGGTGGTGAACTCCATATAAAATCAAATTCCATATAATGTTCAAGTAAATAGTAGTGTGCATCAGTAACAATCATTTTATCATTTGGGTAATTATAACTATAAATTGATGCTATTTCTCTATTTATCTCAACAGAAGTAACTTCGTGTTCGTCACCCCAATATCTACGATTTCCACCAATTCCTGCATATAAGTTAAGTATCTTCATATTTTAGTTTTTAGTTTTTAAAAAAAAACGCTAGACGTTAATAACTGAGTTACTGCGTCTAACTTGGTGTTAGCTTTAATATTAACTTTGTGGTATGTTTTTAAAGATGTGTACTATTACATCTACTGTCCATCCATCACCTAATAAACAAGCTGCATCGTTTCTGCTTAATAGCTTTGTATATCCATCCGGCACAGTCTGCAACCTTTCCAATTCAGTTTGGTTTAATATTCTGTTTTTAAATAAATTCAAGTCAGGAGTTTCAAAAACTATATTTACAAAACCTTTTTTTCTCCATCTTCTAAACCTTTTCCAATTAGTTTTTTGGGGTCTGCTTTCACTTTCTAATAAACAAAAAGCCTTTTCTTTTGTGGTGTATCCACTTGTTAAAATGTCTTTTAGCTTTACATCTATTTTATCTGGTTGTTCAACATTAGGTATATTTGTCCAATAAAGTCTGTTTCTCATTCCAGCAGAAATTAATTTGCTATTTATGTTAATTGGTTCAACTCCTAATATTTCACTTATAACATCTTGGCTTTCCTTTTTCATCTTTACATTTTCAAGTAAAAAATACTTTGGTTTAACAGTCTTACATATTCATAAAATAAACCACTTTTCACACCTTGCAAACCCTCTCTTTTTCTGTTCGCTTGGCTAAAATCTTGGCAAGGACTACCACCTATTAATAAATCAATCTTTGGTAAATCATAACCATTTAGCCTTGTAATATCTCCAAGCTGTTTTGTATTAGGATAGTTCGCTTGTGTCACTTTTATAGCGTGTGGCTTAATTTCACTTGCAAAGTAATTATCTACTTTAATTCCTAATTTGTTGAGTGCTATTTGTCCGCAACTCATCCCATCGAATAAACTTAATACATTCATTTTTTAGTTTTTTGTTTTTAAATAACAAAACCTAGACGTTAATAACTGAGTTACTATGTCTAGCTTGGTGTTCTACGCAACTAAAAAGAAAGTCCCCACATAGTTGCAATTAAAAAATTAAATAGATTTTACAGATTGTCTTTCAAATAATCCAATTTGTAAAACTTTAGATTCATCATAAATATTCAAAGCACTTTCTAAAATTGCTTTTCCAACATCA